TGCCACAAGTCCAGCCATTCAGGACTGAAGTATCGCCACTGTTGATCACCAATCTCGGCTTTAGCTTCGTCCGTAAACTCAACAAGCCACCATACCGCTTCCTCACGCATTTCTGTATTTGATGCTTTATCAATTTTCATATCTTTGATCCAACCGCTTGCCTTACCACCCTTAGCTGGATCAAGCCCATGTTCAAAATCGGTGGCAACTTCTTGACCACGAATGTCGCGCTTGAAGTTATCAATCATACGATCAGCGCGCTCTCGTGAAAAATTGATTTCGCCGTAAAGTGGATGAATCCACTCGTCGATAGGTACTGCTTCTAGCCACACTTCAGAGCCGACCCCCAAGTGCTCCGCAAACTGCACCACAGGTAGAAGTGTAGAAAGACTCTCGCTGGCTGCGTTAGCATACAAGGCGCGCTGATGTCGTTGCGCACTTTCTTTGGAGTCGTGGCACCCGCCCTTTACGGGAGTGTCACTATCTTTCTTATAGACGCAAAACTTACCGGCGTCGTTCTTTTTAACGTCCCAAGGCATTAATTATCACTTCCCTTCACTAGAGCACCTGTGCCATTATTACAGTAAGGACATACCCATTCAAGCGGTGACTCGTCCTTACGTACAGGCCAGCGATCATTACAGAATCGGCAATAAAGCAGCAACCAGCCTTCACTAAGCTTCCGCGTCGGCTTTACCGACGTTGCCTGTGGTTTCTGGCCTACCAGCGCCACCGCCTCCCTTCTGCGAATGTAGCGTAATATCTGGCCGTGGTATCTGCAACACCGGCATATCGAATACCTTGCGAATCCACGCTTCTGTGGGGTCGTCTACTGTAAGCGCACCCTTCGCAATAAGGTTGGCGATAGCTGCTGCCCACAGTTGCAAGTCTTTCGACTCGCCAATATTACGTACATTAAGAGCCGGAAAGTTTACAGTATCGAAGTTGTAGGCTACAAGGCGCGGAATCAAATACATGTTAAAGGCAGCACAAATTAGTTCAGCAATGTAGCGCAAGCTTTTGCTGAACATATCAAGTTGCGCGCCACTAGTAGCACGACCGCCGCCTTGTCCTTCAAGGCCAAGTAGCAAAAACTGTGCCATTACATTGAGCATGATCTGACCATCGTGGTGCTCAATGGACTTCATTACATCGACTAGCTCACCTTCCACTTTAAGAAAGCCGACCTTCATACTAGCTGTTCTAACTACGTGTGCCTGCTCATTGGTACGTAGGTTCTTACCAAGTATACGTGCGGCTGCCCAATCAGCAGAATCAGCGCCAATACCCAATTCAATGTCAGGGATGCCAATAGCGTGCCGCTCCTTCTGAATTGCATCTACCTTGTACAGATGTGTCTTGTAGAACCAGTGTTCGTAAGCACTACGTAGCAAACTTTCACCTTCTGCGGAGCCATCTTCGTCAAAGGTAAATATGATAAGCTTTTCCACAGGTATAGTTACTTCCTGCACCTTGCCGTCAGCACGTACAGCATTCTGCACTATACTTACAGGCCCGCCAGCATCGTCGTAAACAAACTTAGCTATGGTGCTACGGGGCCGGTAGGCCAACTTGCGCAGCATTGTGTACTTGCGTCGGTTAGCGCCTGTTTGCTTGGCAGCCCACTCTCGCGTTTCGTACACACTTTCAAATACTGACACCCCGTACTCATACATCTTGAGCACGTCAGCAAGCACTTTCTTGAACGGCCGGTTCATACCTGTAAACAGGTTGTATTCTACGAACTCGGCTATTAGGCGACTATCGGGCGTATCATCGTAAGGCTCCACAAAGTAGTCAGCCCCCAAGACCCCTGTACGTGCAGCACGTAGCGACGCCCTTACTGTGGCATTTCTTGCCATCTTTTTGTAGGTAAGTGCTGCTTGCGATGGTGTGCCTAGTTCGGGTACAACTTCACGAAGCGCACTTTGCAAGCTTGAACCCTGTTCTTGCTCAAAGCCCTTTTCAGGCGCTATGGCACCCTTTGCGGTGTATGCCGTACCGCGAAGTAGCTTGCGTGGGTCTAGTTTCCGTTTAGCCATATGCTATACCAGCACCTAATGTAATGTTGGTATCTAACCTAAAGGGTGATGCGTCTGGTTCGGAGCTTACTACGTCTGCCAGGTTATGACCACCACCAGCTACAAACAGACTCGCAAAGAAGTAACGTAAGGCGTCAGGCCCATGATCATCATAATCGTGCTGTCCCTCGGCAACGTTTTTACCTTCGCGTGCGCTTTTCATACGCAAGTTCGACATCTGCCTAATAAGCTCGGTACAGGACTTATCTATGAACAACTTGGGCACGCCAGCACTACCTACTTTAAGCCAGCGTTTAACGGCTTCAATGCCTACGTCCCAACTAATTTCAGCCGGGCCATAAACAGCACCCATACCATTCTGCTGCAACGTAGCAATTTCGTCGGCTCCGTGGGGATCGGCAAATACGTGGTCTATAGTATACCCGGCAGGCTGCGGGCGCTGCTTTAGAGCAAAAGCATGTTGGGCCGTAGTTAAGTGCCTAACCTGGTATTCGCGCCATACGTACACATTGTCTGCAACGTCTACGCCAACGTCAAGGCACACAAAAGGTGCAGCGAACCCAAAGTCAATAGCTAGGTAGTTGCGCCATAGTGGGTTGTAAATGTAGTGGCCTGTGTGTAGCTCAAGATCGAACTCGTCATAAATTTGGCCTTCAAACGTTGTAAACTCGGCGCAGTATTCTTGCTTCCAATACTGTTCGCTAACCAAACTTTTAATACGCTGTATCTCGGGGTCGTCTAAGCCAGCGGGAAACACCGCTGTGTTTAACCATGAGGGGCATTGCCAGCTCTCGTAATACTCGTTGTCGCGCATGAACAGGTCATACAAGTAGTTAAAGCCCCTGGGCGTACTTGTGAACAATGCCCAACCGCGCTTATCAGCTAACGCCGGCTCAATGTACTGCTCCCACGTTTCACGTTTATGGCGAGCTGCTTCTGCCATAACTACTCCGTCTAAACCCTCACCCAAAAGGCTTTCAGGGCGTTCTGCGCTTTTTACTTCAAGCACAGAGTCCCAAGGCATTACTATACGCATCTGGCCCTGGTTCACATTATAGTTCATGCTTTTAGGCGTAATTTTTAAACGCTCAACAATATCACGTCGTACTACACGAAACTCTTTTTCACCCAAAGCGTAGGACGGGGCTACGATCCAATAATAGGCATGTGGTACAAAGAGCGCAGCAGTTAGCTCACGTGCGCCCACAACCGTCTTTCCAAACCTGCGCCCACAAACCATAGTTCTAAACCGTGCGCTGCTACTATGAGCGCGCAACTGTTCATGGTGGGGCGTGTAACCTACCTTGTCAAATACCTTAAACTTGTCAATCTGCATTTGCTACGGCCCTTTGCCGCTTTGCACGGTTAGCACGCCTTTGGTTACAGTGGTAGCAATGCTGCGTAAAGCCGTCTTTATACTCAATGCCGCAACCTAAGCAGGCACGCCGCGCGCTACTAAACTTGCGGTCGGTTCTAAGGCGGGTACGCTGCCGTTCGCTAACTTGTTGCTTAAGTGCTGCGCGCTGGTTAGGCGTCAGCAGCAATTTCAGCGAATAGCTTACGTATTGGATCGTCCTCAGCTATAGCCAAGTGACATACTTCGGTGTAAATGAACTTGGCAGCGTTAAGCTTTACTGTTTCGCTGTCGGCGTGCCTGCATAGCGCAATAATGGTACGTGCGGCATCGGGCAACGCCGGCACTAGCAACGCACGCGCGCTATCATGCGTAAGGTCGGCTGTTGCCTGCTCTTTAAATTCGCTTTCTATCGCCGCTCTATGTACAGCTAGCTCGCGTGTAAACTCCGACTGTAGCTCTGCGCGTATGGTTTCTATAGTGGGGTCAGTTGCCATAACAAGGAAGGCTAGCACGTACACCGGGTTAGCTGGCGACCTATGTATTCAGTCATAGCAGGCGGCACGCATTGCCGCGCTTCTAGAGCCGTAGCCCAGGGAACGCCCATTAAGTCACCCCAAACGCGCTCAGCACTACGTAAGCGCCCAAACTCCTCGTAGACGCGTTTACGGCCTTCACGGTTGTACGGATTGATAGCAAGCTCCACATGGTTACAAGGACACGGTGGTTGCATGGGTACGTTGCTTTCAAATTCACGGTGTCGTTGAACTCGCAATCCAAACATGGTACCACAGAGCACAAGTGGTTTATGCAACACACCCCACGAAGGCGGGTTTTCTATTACATAAGGTAATCCAGTCTCTTGTAGCTTAATACGTAATTGTTCAATGTGTTGTGATTTAGGTGAAGCCATGTGCATTAATACTTTAGAATAACTTTGACATGGTGGACTTGCATGTATCACATCGGGTTTAAAAAGTTCTACTAATGCTTCGAGGTTTTCCAGAGCGTCACATACTTTTAGGGGAAACGGGTAATTAGGTTGCCAGTATTTATCAACACCTTGTATGGCGAACCCCGCTTTGTGATAGCCTGCGGCTGCGCCACCAACGCCTGCATAAAGGTCGAGTAGGAGCACAGCTACATACTAGTTACGTACACAAGGTACTTGTGCGCACACACACATTGCTACATGGTATTGCGCACGTAACGAGGCCGGCGGATAGAGTCCCTAATGCGAGGCGAGGCGGATACGCTGAGCCGCGAGGGTGACGACAGTGCCGCGGATACGCGGGTCGCCTGACATAGGCCCCAACCAAGAGCAACCATATCGAGCGGGAGCAACCGCGCGGGCCGACCTAGATTAGTTGCCTGCACTAGGCTCAGTGTGCTACACTCTTCAAGCACACTACAGGGAAGGGAGCACCATGTTCGGTAGCCCACGCATGAGCCACGACCGTATCGTAGGCGCGACTCCTCCGCCG